TACAGGTATGAAGTCATCTGGGAAGTCTACATCAACACCCTCTGGTTTGTCAACAATGGTAGTTTCACCACCAGGGGCGATGCCTGGGATAGTAATTTTGTCTCCTGGTTGATATCCTCTGCCAGGATTGACTACAATAACATCAATAACTCCAATATTGCCAGGATCTTCTGGAATAATTGCTGGGTAGTTTTCTCCAGTTGTATCTAATACGATAGCAATAACTTGATCATCATTTGGACCACCAAGAATTGCTTTACCTACACCACCATATCCATTATTACACTTATCTCTGAAACTAACCATGGGTGGATATCGATATCCAGATCCAAAGCTCTTCATCTGTACACCAATAATACTACCAACTCTCTCAACAGACCCTAAAACCTCTCTGAGTCCAACACTCTGACCCGCTGTGCTTGCAGTTGCGTTATCAATGAAATATCCCATAACAACTTCAGCAACAGCACCTGCACCGCCTCCACCATAGATCTCAACATATGGACCTGTGCAATTTTGTGGGGGACCTCCATAACAACCACCAGGAATAATGCCGGATTCAGTTTCACTCAACAACCCACCATCACCAAAGATATCCCACTTACCATACTGACGCTCAAAATCATTAGCTAGACTTGCTGCACCTCTAGAGAGTTGCATTGCATTGAGAACATATGCGAATGGATCATCCCCTTTTTCTTGATTGTTACCACCAACGATATATTCTTTATCCTGAGGACACTTACCTTTGTTTGATTGTGAACAGTCAAGGAAGGAAGATATTGTATTCAGAACATCACTTGCTCCGAGTAGAAAATCTACTACCTTAAAACCAGGGGCAATAATCTTAGCAACAGCATCCAGAGGTTTTGTCAACTCATCTGCAATCTTGTCAATGATTGCATTAGCGAAAGATCCAGCGAACTGTGCTCCCATGCAACCAGCATACTGTCTACCAGAATCTAGCAAATCAAAGAGAAGATCTTCAATTGTTCCTCTCAGACCTTCGACTGCAGCGTTAGAGGCACAACCGATTGCTTCTTGTAAGAAGCTAGTTGGAGCAAGCATCGCAGTCTGAGCAGCAACACCAGCAGCATGTGCAATAGTTGTAGATCCAGTTGCCGATAATACTTTAGCAAAGACTAATTTGTATAACTTCAACAATCCTTGCTTACCAAGATCTTCAAACTTAGTGAACAGTTTCTCAATCATCGTACCGACGAATCGGTTTGCCGTCACTTCGATGATGTCTGCAGCAGCTCTTACTTCGTTTGATAAGTTGGTTCCTGCGAGAGCAAACTCCTCAACTCTCATTGCCAGGTTTTCAACCACATTGGCAATTTGACTGATAGGATTCGCTTTACAAGTATCAGCAACTATAACTTTCTTGCCAGAACCTGATTGATCTATTGGGTCACCAACATTATTGTTTGTAACCTGACTAGATTCATGTTGCTCATTAGATTCAAGACGAGCAATCTTAGCGTTTTTAGGATTTTCGTCTGAATATCCTGTACCACCTGAGAATGGTCCAGTAGTGTCTCCTGCATTAGCAAATCTTGTTCTAGGAAATTGTCCAAGAATCATAGGCACCTGTGCCTCATCGCCATCAAGGAAAAATCCCATGACGACATCATTCTGTTTAAGAACAGGAGATTGTGCGTAGTTTGCCGCACCACTACCAGCAGTTACAGGGAGTAGAACTTGAGCATAAGGTAGATCTTCGGTAGCTATATCTTCGCTGTATGAGTGATATCCCATGATGCGAACTTTATACCTCCATCCCCAACCTTTCTTACCCTCAACACCTTGTTCTTTTTGTGAATCGGTAGCAGCAATTTGACCGATCCACCAACGGAATCCGTCTCTACCTACAAATTGACTGGATCCAAGATTTTCTTCAATCATCAGTCTTCATAAATCCTACATTCATCCGTTTCAGGATTCTCATCACAATACATTTCTAGTGGTGAGGGATCGTGATGATCTTCTGGATGTGCTTTATGGTACATCTCAAGATGCTCTAATTCATCTGCAGTATGACGACGCATTTGAGGGGAAATTGTATGATCGTCAAGGATTTCTTTATCCTTTTCGATGTGATCTTCTATTGTTTTTTTCATTAAATGCCTTCTGCGTTTTTAATTAGTCTCATTCCGCTATAAGATTCATTTGAAAGGAATAAGTGTGAAATTTCCTTAATAATATATATCCCACTTACAGAATCCAGTGAAAATTCGTTTGATCCCGATTCTACTTTAGGTATTTCTAGATAAACTGCATCTCCTGCCATGAGTTCAGTGTGTACTGGTATGGTTAATTGAACTTGATGTGTGAATAAACTACCATAGGCAACGATTGATTGTGATTTATATTCGTTACCATTATAGTTCACTTCGGTAGATACGCCAGACACTAGTGTCCCAATGTCTAGAACCTCTGTCATAACTCTAGAAGCAAACATGTTTGCTGGTATAGACTTTCTGTCTGTAACTGGAGCATCTTTTTTTAGATTTCCTAATAGGTCAGGTGGTTCATCAGTATACTTAGATTTATTTGGTTGTGTAAAAGAATGATCTAACGGATTAAAAGAAATCCTATAGGTAGACTTCTCTCCTTTTTGTAGAGATTCAAGGAGTTCTTCGTCTGTAGTAATAGAAAACTCCAAGACCTTAAAAGAATTCCTCGCTGGATTTTCTACAGATGTGCTGACATCATTAGAAAGTCTAAATTTGGCAAGATTTTTTTTGTTCTTGTTAGCATTTACGATTAGACTTTTTATCGACTTAAAGTTAAAACCCTTTCTAGTTTGCCAGAAAAAGAATCCAGCAGTCTTACTTTTTGCTCCAGCAGGGATTGCCTTTGCAGCAAGAGTTATAGCATTGGTAAATGGTTTTCTCATATTGCCAATATAGTTTATCGTACCCTCACATTTTTCAAACTCCTCCATACGAACCGGTTCGGTAAGTTGAACCATGTCTTTAATAATTTTGTCAATAGACTGTTGAACATATTTTTTAGTCACTCTAACATGTTGATTTCTAATTGCTTCTCTACTTACTAAATGTAGAGTGAATACTTCTTGATTCTGTGACTGAATAACATCCGTCACAGTTTTTACATATAATGTATACCCAAGTCTAGCTTCTGAGTTACCTTGTGCTGAGTCTAGAGGAGTATATACTTTGAAGTCTACTTTTGAACCAACAGTAATTGGCAAACTATTATATACAGACTCACCCAATTTACCTTTGTCAACAATATTCGTAGCAGACACTTCTACAACTGCAGTAATGGTTGGTGAGAATAAATCCTCAAAATATTGAAAGCATGTAATGCCTCCAATAAGACTCACCGTCTTTTTGCCATCTGCAGAAGTAATATCAAATTTTCTGAATACGGATGCTGAAGCAGACATTAGGTAAAGTTTCTATTGTATCTTTGCACAGTCTCAGTAAAACTCTTCACCATTTTCGATCCACTAGAATTAGGAACCATGGTATTATAAGAGTCACCACCAGATTTGCTGACACTCAATATATTTAGGGTGTCAACTGGGAAGTGAACAACAACATCATTGTTAGGAGCAGGCATTCCAGCGATAGTAGATGATACTGGAGGGGCAGCAGATGAGACTGGTCCTAGTGACATTGTATGTGGACCACCACCACCCTTCTTGTTATCTGGTTCTGGACCAGATCTTAAATGACCAATCAAATACTGTTTACCATTATACCTAATAACGATAGAGTTTCCATATCCAGCATTGTAACCTTCATCATATCCTGTGCCGTTGGAACCCTGAGCACTGGTATCTAACTGAAGACCACCTTGCAAAGTAATAGGTGCTCCACCTCTAATTGGATAATCATATCCACCATGATTTCTACCAGCACCAATCCCATCTCCCATTTGATATGAAGATAGTGGTTTTCCATCAACAATAACATTATCTAGGATATGTGGTGGTACTGGTTGATGAGATCCACCATATCCATCGCCGGTCTCAATGTGAATGTGAGGACCAGTGCTATGTCCTGAGCTTCCAACTCGTCCAACAATACTTGTGGGTGGAATTACTTGACTTTGTGGTTCTACATATGGTTCAAGTTTTATTCCAGAATCAGGTGGAATCGGAGTAACTTGAGCATCAGATATATTTGTCTCATCTGGTACTGGTGTTGGTTCTTGAGTAACAGGTGCCGATATAGGCACTGGTTGATTGTTATTTGCCACATATGCAGCAAGCATTTCATCTAATACATCCATTTCTATATCAAACCTATCTTGATCAATTTCTCCCAAGTCTAATTTTTGTTGTAGTGTTCTTTTTCTACCAATATAATCTCTTCTATTTAACAAAGACATTTGGGATTCTGGTCCAAAGTCGATTGCATCCTTTCCATCTCGTTGTCTCTTTATGTTTGTCTCTCTTTGACCAAAGATTTGCAGTCTCTGCAACGCTTTGACAATATTGGAGAAGGCTTTCCCCATTTTGTTCTTTTCTGCATCAAATGTATCAGTAAACTCACTGAATTCATTCTGCAGTTTATTTTCACTATCAAGAAAATCACCAGTAAAAATATTCTCCTTCAGCTGAGATAATAAATCACTAGCTTGATTCAATACACTGGTTATGGAGCTCCAAATATTACTAACTTCATTAAATATAGTTTCAATAGCAGTTTTTATTCTTGTCGCAAAATCAATAATTTCTGGTAACTTTTGAGTCAAGTATCCTAGCAACAACCATCCTGCCGCTCTCAATAGACCACCAAAAAAACTACCAGTCCCTTGTAATGCTCCTGCCAGTGGTTTTTTAATAAAACTCGTTTGTCTTAATTCTATAAGTTTTTCTTTATTTTTTTTCTCTACTCTATCAGTAAGGTTTAATTGTCTAGATTTTTTATCTCTCTGTCGCGTTTTTTCAGCACGAACATTCGCACCCATGGTCTTGCGAATACCTTGAGTCAGTTGTCTAATAGAAAGTAGACCAACTTCTATAACAGTTATTGCTTCTCTATTGGGTACTAATTTCATCAGGATATCCCATATGTAGCGATAGAGAATCCAAGATACTCATTAAATGGATTTGTTGTAGAAAATCCAGGAATTTTTGTTGGTGTTCCTGGGTCTGTAGTAGGAACATTTTGAGTAGGTGCTTCAATATCTCTGTTAACAGGAACTACAGTAACATTCGGAGCACTTGTTGGATTTACTTGTAAACTTATTGCTCTCTCATAACGACTACTGCCTGCCTCCGCTTTGACCTCAGCTAAAAACTTGCTGTCTTCAATCATTGCAGGACCACCCGAACCATTCAATGGTGATGCTGCCTGAATTTTTCTAACTGTATCAAGACGAGTGCGAGCCTTATCAATATGATTTAGTTGAGGTACTCTAAATCTTCTAGTAATTCCTTCTCTTTGGAAAGCACCATCAGCTGCTGTGGATAATCCAGATCTTTTTGCAACATTTACATAGTAATTATGAACAGGACTATTGACATCCAAACTTCTTCTAAGATCTTCTGCTTCTTTCAGAACATCATTCAATGCCTTTCTATTAGCATCTTTTTTCTGTATAAGATCATCATATATTTTTTGGTCGTCTGCACTAAATTGGCGAGCACCACCAGAGGTCTTAGCAGCACGACTCTCTACCTTTTTAATTTCAGATTCAATTTGTCTTTGTTCTACAACTTTAGGTCTAACTTCTCCTAATTTTTTATCAATATCAAGAAGTTTACTTTGATCTGCAGGTGCAAATGTTCTTGGATCAAGGTTCTTATCGAATGTATCATATCTACCTTCATTTAATCTTTTTAATCTTTTCTTCAGTTCGCTAATATCTCCATAGAAGTCAAATCCTCCTTTCTTTTCCAATCGTGCAATTTCAGATTCTAGGAATACTCTACCAGACTCTACACCATCAGTCTGGACTATATCTCTAAGGAAATCTTGCTCTGTACCAACTTCACCCGTTGGAGATTTATTATTACCATAACTACTAAGTGCTTCCTGAGCACCAAATAGTTGATTCAATCTAAATCCAGCGTAGATAATACCCGCACCCAACCAAACATACGGGTTTGCCATCAAAGCAATCAATGCAGGAAGACTGCTTATAATTAAACCAACTAATCCAGAAACTGCACCAGTTACCAATCCTACGCCAGCAGTTAGTGCGAGACCAACACCAGCAGCGATTGCTAAACCTTGAATCAGTTGCCCTTTCAATTCTTCTAATTTATCTTTATCACCAGAGGTCCATGCTTCTAATGCTTCAAGACCTTTGATCCCCAACCAACCCATAAAGATTGATTTTACAGCCTTAAATAGTGCCTCAAATGGACCACCAAGTTTCTTTTGCATGGCCTTGATGGGTTTCATCAACCCAGTCTTTATAGCCTTTTCAATAGAACTTTCTGTTCTACCTTTTGATATCTTATCTTGTTCTACCTTTTGTGCTCTTACCTCTTGCCTATCCTCTTCTGATTCTTGAGTACCTCTTTGTGTAATCAGAGAGGCAATTGCTTGTAAGTTGCCTTGAATAGCAATAATATTTCTATTGAGATTATTATATTTCTTCTCAGTCATGGCACCAGAGGCACCCGCAGTCAAGTCACGCTGATCTTGAGTTCTATTAGAACTCGGAAGCATCCTTGTTTGTGGTTGTGCTACTGCCATCAGATACCGTTAGCTTGTTGTGCCTTTAGATTCTCCTCCTCAATGTAATTTTGGAGAAGTGCCAAATAGATGTCTCGTTCCCAAGGCATCATATTTTCAATATCACTCAAACTGTATTTATGATGTTGCATCAAAGCGAAGTTAATCTTAAAGTAAGATACAATGTCCTGATGCAACATCGCTAGCTGAAAAAATTTGATAACCCCTCCAGAGTCACACTACTCTCTACTCCAGTATTAGGATTTACGACTGTAATTGTATGAGATAGTTTTGGCATTGTATTGAAGAACATCTCAATCTCTTTAAATTGAGAAGAACTGAGTTGTTCAACAAAGTCTAACCATTCTTTATTATTATAATCACTGGAGGTCCAAGTTTCATCATCAGAATAAATCATATCAATGCATGCAACAATGACTCCAAATGAAGCATCTAAGTCTGCACCACCAGTAAAGTTTTGATTAATGAATTCAGTAAGAGAAGGATACTTCATCCTTAAAGTAAGGGTATCATCAACCTTGATATCTTTCTTATGATTAGGATCTGTAACTACTTGGATCTCATCAATAGATACTGCTGCAGAAACTTTAGTTTCTCCATCATCTTCACAAGTAATGAGAACATCAATAGTCTCACCTACAGATTTTCCACGAACATTTAAGAATAGAAATTCAATATCAAATGTAGATAGTTTTTCTACTTTGATACCTCTGGTCAGAATACACGCAGTAAGAACATCTTTTACTGCATTTGCAATTTGTTCTTGATCTTCACTCTCTAGAGCCATCACAAGAACTTTCTCTTCTTTCACTAAGAAGGGACGATACTTAATCTTTTTTCCAGATGAAGGGATCACCAACTCATATGTTGGAGAAGCAATTTTTGGTAAAGGCATGATATATTAATCAGTAAATTTATTTATTAGGCAAATCCACCCGCTGAACTGGACGGAATGTCGTTTGCACCGATTCCAGGGTCATTAATAACCTGAGATGCATACTCATCAAATCCAGATTTTGTTTCTTGTACAGTGCGTCGTGCCTCAGGGGTTCTAAGTCTGGGGTCATTACCAACACCATATGGATTATCAAATGAAGTTAATTGCTTTTCGGTTTTTTCTGTAGAAAGGAATTTTCCAATTACAAATCTATCGTAAGCAAATGTTACAGTGACTTCTAAAACACGACTGCCATCATAAGAGACTGCAGACGGTACTACATTCAGAGGGAAAGCATTTACAAAGGTATAGTCTAGCGTCCTGAAGTGGTCTTTGTCAAATTTTTGTAACCTCATTGTACTTGCTTTGTACTCAACAGGATATTGCATCCTAGAGTAAAATGCTTTTTTCTGTCTTTCCTCACCCGATCCATTCTCAATAAATTCTTGCCAGAAATTGAAGAAAGAAAGAACTTTATATTCGTTATCTACAGTAAATGTAAACGACGCATCACTATACAGTCGGGTATGTGCAAACTTTTCAGTTCTGCCCATATAATGACCATTCACCTGTGCCGTAGCAAATGTAGCACCAGGCAGTGCGGTCGATCTACAAAGTAACCCCAACTCTCTAAAGATAAAATTTCTAGAGCACAAAGGTTCTTTATATTGAATGTGCCCTAAAAGTTTTGTTGGGAGAGCTTGGAAAAATAATTCATAATGACTTGTCGTTGCTACTTTAGAAAACAACGGCAGAATATCGCTGGTCTTCCTAGATTTTGGATAACTGCGTCTGATGCTCACACTAAATACCTTAGGTAGAATTATTGTAATGGCATATAAAGGTAAATTTCAACCTAGCAATATTGGAAAATATCGAGGAGACCATCGCAATATTATTTATCGCAGTTTATGGGAACGAAAGTTCATGGTTTACTGTGATAGAAATGAAAATATTTTAGAATGGGGTAGTGAAGAGATTGTCATCCCCTACCGTTCTCCCCTAGACAATCGAATTCATAGATACTTCCCTGATTTTTACATCAAAGTTCGCGAATCAAACGGAAGTATTCAAAAATATATTATAGAAGTAAAACCCAAAAAGCAGTGCATCGAACCTAAAGTGCAAAAGCAACGAACTAAAACATATATTCGTGAAGTTGCTGAGTATGCTAAGAATCAAGCAAAATGGAAAGCTGCAAAGGATTACTGTGACGATAGATTATACCAATTTAAAATTCTAACAGAGGACAATTTAGGTGTATGAGTAGGATACAACCAGTAGTAGATAATTTCACTGGTCTTGAGGGACCAGATGATATTTTTATAAAACTAATGGAAGTTCTGGATAATCTAGAAATTATTCCAGAAGGAGGAAAGTTCTACACCTTTATCTACAAAGCAAAAACACCAAACATAAGATATGATGTGTTTCCACTAATTGCTTGCACTAGCATAGAAAAATGGGGATTCACCGGATTTAACTTTCATTGGAATCTAACAAGAAACTATACTTGGGAAGAATGCCAAAGTCAGTTATATGTTATTGAGGCTAATGAACTTGAGGACGCCCGATCTTTATCATACGCAAAATTCTTAATGTCCACATAAATAATCAAAAAATACTATAATGTCTGCCCCATCAAATTCAGCAGCATATCTTTCTTCTTCGAGTGATAAAAAAATCTATCGCTATCCATATGATATTCTGGATGAGACGACTGATTTCCTATTAATAGAATGTATAGAATATAAACCAGCCGGTGGGGGCAAGGCTGGTGATTTTGTTGGATCAAATAGTATTCAAACAACACTAAAGTCAGCTAGTGTTAAATTTAGTGTTGTTCTTCCAGTGCCCGATAATATTGCCACTGGTAATAAAGTTGGATGGGGAGACTTTCGACTGAGTAATGTCGGAGGTGCATTAGCAAATTCTGCTGGTGCTGCAATGGATGTTGCTGCAGATGCTAATCTCGTTGAAGCTTTCCAGGCAGCAGGAACTACCCTTTATGACAATATGAAAGCAGTAGGAACTGGTGGTAACAGTTCTCTCATCAGTTATATTAAAGGTAGAGTTTCTGCAGAGGTTGTAAACTCTCTTACTGGATCTAATATTAGTGCAAATCAATTGATTGCAAAGCAAACTGGTCAGATTGTCAACCAGAATCTTGAATTACTTTTTGCTGGTGTAACTCTTAGAGATTTTGGATTTGGTTGGAATCTAACTGCAAGAGATCAAAAAGAATCTGTTGAGATTTTGCAATTTATTA